TGCACACCTTCACACATCTCACGACCCATCACCTGTCGCCACTTCCGCTGCTGTGCTGCTGTGCTGGTGAACGATGCCCAACCCCAACCCGATAGCTGCATCAGTGCAACGTAGGCAGTGCAATAGCATCAACTATGCCAACCCCAAGCGCAAACCCCCTTTGTCGTGGACGGGCAGGGATATATACCCCGACTAACACCTATGCATAAAACGCATAACCTATTACATAAGACAATAACTTATAAGGACAATAAGTTATTTATTAGTCTATATATTATATAGCTTTACAGTATACAACGGGTGAACCTTATCATAAATAAGACTATAACACTGTATGGCTATACATTAGGGAAATCCACTACCGTTGATTTATAAGGCTTTTTTAGGGGTTGGCACGATTCTATTATGCTATATAGGTGAGAGCATCAAAAAAAATGCACTCACCTAACCTAACCTAACTTCAAAGGCCGTGCCATGAAAAGCAGTGTAAACCGTGACGAATACATCAACGCATTTACGAATTGGATTTTCTACCAATTCGACAGACCGTCAGACCGTATACGCAACATCTTAATTATTCGAGAGGTTAGCAAAATCGTTGATTGTGATGATGAGGCCGCATATTGGGGAGGCCGTGACAATTGGTCAATGCACGATACAGCAAGCGAGCGCCTATCGAATAGGGCTATCGTTGAGCAAACCGCTTAGAGTGACACCTACAAGCTCACTATGTGGGCTTGTGGATTGTCATTCCCGACAATCAAAATCTAACCCGGAGAATCCATCATGCGCCAATATGAAACTATCCACACGGAAGACACGCAAGGCTTTCACATTGTTTTTAGCGTTACCCATGAAGACTGCCACCCTAGGGACTGCTTTGATTTTGATGAGCAGGAATTGGCAGACCTATGCGAAAAGATTGATAGAGGGCTTTATTCTTGGTTTGTAGCAAGGGTGGACGCATACAAACATGGGATTTTGCTTGGGTCAGACTATCTGGGTGGATGCCTTTACGATTCACCAATGCAGTTTGTAAAAGAATCAGAGTATTACAGCGACATGGTGGACAACGCTGTAAAAGAGGCAAAAGATGCCCTGGAAATGCTGTATGCCACACCTGAACCACTGACTGCATAACCCACCCTGGAGGGCATAACGTGCCCTCCTGAGTGTGCTATCTGGTGCACTACAACCCTAACCCTGGAGATATACCATGAGCGACAAAACGTACAACGGCTGGACAAATTACGAGACCTGGAGAGTTAACCTGGAATGTGTTGACGGGTTTGACCCTAGTGACCACGGCTTTTCTGGTTTGAGTGTTGCTGACAATTCTGACATTTATGACTTGTCAGAATATCTCAAACAATACGTTGAAGAGTGTTTGTTTTCATACAGTGACAACACCGCATTGGTTGAAGACTATGCCCGAGCTTTCCTGCAAAACGTCAACTATCGGGAAATAGCAGCCCACATGATAGAAGACTACGCCGAACAAGATTAAGCCCCTTGCAGCCCCTTCTGGGGGCTTTCCTGACCCTTTCCTAACCCTAACCCTGGAGATAACATCATGGAAATTAAAGAGCACTTTGTAGACAACCTGGCAAACCTGACCGAATCCCAACTGTGGCAAGTGTCCCGATACCTTGCCGACTATGTGCAGCATGAAATTGCAGCGGGTAAGACAATCGACAAATACACGTTTTTCTGGGCATTTGATGCCATTCTGGGAGGTGCATTAGATGATTAAGATTAAGCCCCAAGACCTGAACCCAACTACCCGCACATATCCCCGCACCCTGCAAGAAGCATTCCCCCAGCATGACTGGGAATCTGTGGATAAGACTGTGGACAAGGTTAACCCTGATGACGTGCTATATCTAGTAGCCCTATTCAGTCTAGGGTTTCTGCTTGGCTTGCTTGTCTCCGGCAGTTAATATCTGCCCCGTTGTCGTAGTGGTCAACATGAACAAAGCCTCTTACTCATACGCCTCGCCCCGAACTGGGGAACCACTACGGGGCGTAGCAGTAAGAGGTTTTTTTATTGCCCCATCTACGATAACCGCCCATCCTGTCGGTGACCCATACGGCAGGGGATGGGGGATAGCCTCTACTGTGGGAAGGTATGAGACAGAGGCAGGGGTGGCGAAGATAGTGCCCCTTTACCGAACGACTGTCGGGTATGTGCGGCTCCGTCCAGCATTGAAGGCTAGTCCTCTTTATTGAGGAGGGCTAGGTTTTGCTCACCATCCAGCATAGGTGTTTATTGATATAGAAGGTTGATGTATGAATGTATTACCTATAAAGACATTTGAAACAGAACCCTGGATTATGGGTAAGCACTACGCTAAAAGAATGCCCCCTATCTCTTTTGCATTTGGTTTGTATGAGAATGAATTGTTGGTTGGTATATGCACCTATGGTATGCCAGCCTCCCCATTCCTTTGCATGGGTGTTTGTGGTGAGGAAAACAAAAGCAATGTCATTGAATTAAATCGTTTGTGCATTGATACAGATAGGAGAAATGCCGCAAGCACACTGGTGGGTAGAAGTTTGCAGATGTTGCCCAAGCCAAGCATTGTGGTTTCTTATGCTGATGTTGCCCAACACCATGTTGGCTATGTCTATCAGGCTTGCAATTTTCTTTTTACTGGCACAAGCAAAGAACGAACAGACATGGCAGGTGATAGCGGTCATCATTCCAGGCACAACAAAGGAGACAGAAACAACAGAATAGATAGAAGCTCAAAACACAGGTATGTTTTTTTTGTTGGTGACAAGAAAGAGAAAAGGAGATTGAGAACAGATTTGCGTTATGAAGTGTTGCCCTATCCTAAAGGTGATACACAAAGATATGACGCAGGTGAGAGAGTGAAAACCCAACCACTTTTGTTTTTGTGAGACAACAACATGAACGTCCAGCAAGCACAGAGAATACTAGCCCGACACAAAGAGGGTGATGTTTACCCCCAATGGGTAATCAACACAGCACTCTACATAACAGGAGACATTGATGAAATGCCCACTATGCCAAGCCCCAACCGAAGTGGTGACATCCAGATTGAGAACAGCAAACTACATCTACCGCCGCAGGATATGTTTTAACCAACATTACTTCAGCACCCAGGAGATAGCAGTAACTGCCCCCAGCCCCAAACTAAAGAGAGGAAGACCCCGCAATGACAAACCCTGACCCTGAAGATGAAGCATTTGAAGAACTGGCCCTGAAGCAAGGGCACTGGCAGCACACAAGTGGATGGCGTAAAAAACAGATTATCAAGACAAGCACGACAAAAGAGGAGATTGACATCATGTGGCAACAGGCCATGAAAGAGTCAATCAAAAACAATGAGATGTATACCCGCTATCACTTTGCGAAACTTGTGGCACAGAAGGCATTGGCAGACCACGCTATGAGTGAAGTGCAGAGGTTGGGACAAGAGATTGAGCAAGAGCGCAACTTCTGCCCCCGCTGCGGAAAGCGCACAAACGACATCCACACCTGCACACCACCACAGGATTAACATATGAAATCACGAACAGTGTTTATAGCCCTGATGATAGGGAAAGGTTACACAGTGGAGGAGCTGGCCTGGGAAGGCAGGAAGTTCTCTAACCCCGCTATCACTACCCGTTGGAATTATTTCTTGATGGGTTGGGAGATGCGGGGCACACAATCAACAGAAGGAGGGTAATCACCTACACATACTAACCTAATCCATGTATAATCAAGTCTCACCCTAACCTTAAAAGGAAGTTCCACATGAAACTCTGTGTCAATTGCGTCCATTTTGCGATGGAGAAACACTCCATCAACCCTGAGCTTGGCAGATGCACCGTAAACCGCACTACAAGCCTCGTAACGGGCCTTTTAGCGACTCTTGATACCTTGCCGTTCTGCGCCATCCAACGCTGCTCTAACAAGCCCTGCGGACATGATGGCCTGTTGTTTGAAGATAAGGAGGCCAGCAATGTCTGATTTCAGCCCTGAAACAAGAAACTCAGCATGGTGGTCAGGTGACTCTCGCCGTGCATCCAGTGGCAAAGCCAACGAAGTCATCTTGACTAAGCAAGGCAAGATGGAGATTCCAGACTTGTCCGGCATTGAGGCCGTGCAGATGGGCCATGTGATGGAGCCTGTGATAGGCCGACTGGTGCAAGACAAGCTCAAGATTGAGTTGACCAAGATAGAGGAGGCCTACACCCACCCCAAGCACACTTGGCTGCGCTCACACTTTGATTTCGGAGGCAGGGAGAATGGTCAAAAAATTCTTGTGGAATGTAAGAACTATACGATGGCGGTTCGCAGTAAGTTTGACGATTCTGGCCTCGCACCTGCTGCTGATGTTGCTCAAGTCATCCACGAAGCAGCCGTCATGGGGGTGGAGAAAGTCTATCTGGCTATCCTATTTGGGGGCCAGGAACTTGTCATCATTCCTTATCAAGTCACAGACGAGCAAAAAGAAACGCTCATTAAGGAAATGGCTGGGTATTGGGGACATGTTGCCGCCGGAACAACTCTTCCCCCCGAAACTCCCGAACAGGCACGATTGATTTACCCCACAGGGCTGGACAACACCAAGATGGCCTCCAGGACAGTCGAGGAGGCTTGCCGCACCCTATCCCTGGTAAAGGGCCAGATAAAGGCTCTAGAAGGCCAGAAAGAGGCTCTGGAGACACTTGTGCAAGGTTACATGGGGGAATGCAACCAGTTAGCCACCTTTGACGGGTCAGTGCTGGCAACCTGGAAGAACGCTAAACATTCTGAGAAGTTCGATGCCAAGCTGTTTCAGTCTGCCATGCCGGATGTGTACGAGAGGTTTGTGGTCAATGTCCCAGGTTCACGGAGGTTCTTAGTCAAATGAAAGCCTATCCCTTTATTCACAAGCACCCCACCACTGGCAACACCACGATGGCAGAGGGCGCTGACTTGCGTGACATATTTGCTGGCCTTGCCATGCAAAAACTTATGGGGTCAGCCGATGTTGATGACTGCTGCCAATCTGCCTACGCATGGGCAGACGCAATGATGAAAGCCAGGGAGGTCAAGAATGACCAATCTTAGTATTTACATCATGGCATTCTGTTCCCTGATTGACCTAACCATAACCCTTGTGGAGAAATTAATATGAGCAATATCGTTCCGCTTGCGGACATTCAAAAGATGGCAGAGGTAGCTGCCACCAGCAAGATGTTCGGGTTTAAGAACCCGCAGGAGGCTATGGCAATCATGTTGCTGTGCCAAGCTGAGAACCTGCACCCGGCAATAGCCATGCGGGATTTTCATGTCATCCAGGGCAGACCCGCTCTGAAAGCAGATGCAATGCTGGCAAGGTTCCAGCAAGCTGGAGGTAAAGTTGAATGGAAGGTATACACAGATGCAGAAGTTACAGGCGTATTTAGCCACCCTCAAGGGGGTTCGCTTGAAGTTACTTGGACGCTCTCCCAGGCGAAATCCATTGGTATCGCAGGTAAGGACAACTGGAAAAACTATCCTCGTGCAATGCTTAGAGCAAGGTGTTTATCAGAGGGTATCCGTGCGGTCTATCCGGGTTGTGTTGTTGGCGTGTACACACCCGAGGAGGTACAAGACTTTGAACCCCGCAAGACGGTGGATATGGGAACAGCAGAACGTGTTGATGAAGTCCCGAAAGATGTGGGAGTGGAAGTGGCAGATGGGGCATATCACCTCCATATCCCAGGCAACGTCACGCCGTATGCCTCCTATCACACCACAGACGAATGGATAGAAGGGTACTGCTTGATGGTTAACCGCATCTCTATGTCACCCAAGTTCAGTGATGCTGAGAAGGCTGAGAAGCTAGACTTGTTGAAACAGTCCAACTTACCCATCACCGCTGAGTTTGACGCATACACAAACATCAAGCTGAAAGGCGAGATTGTGAAAGCTGGTGGGAGTATCACTCCCCCAAAGCCGGAACCCCTGCCACCAACAGGTTCGGAACCCAACGAGCCAATATTTTGAATCACCTGGAAAACATTGGGCCACTAACACCCAGAGAGGCACTAGACAACTATGGCAGCTTCAGGTTGGCGGCACATATCGAATATCTCAGGCGGCAGGGATACCCAATCCACACTTCAATGGTTTCTCAAGGTGGCAAAGACTTTGCCAAATACTCACTACGAAAGGAAAATAATGGCTAGTAACCCACATCAAGAACAACCCGGCATGGGTGTCTGCTACTGGGAGGAAGAATCCCAGCGCAAGTCACCCAAAGGGCCAGACTTCAAAGGCTTTGTCGTGCTAGAGATGGACTACAAAGCTGGCGAGAAGCTGAAGCTGGCACTGTGGCAAAAGCCTACAAGCCGGGGTTACAACCTGCTGGCAGTCAAGGAAGACAACTGGCTCAAGAAGAAGAAGCTGGAAGAGGGCAGACCGACAGAGGTGGAGCCACGCTACAGCATCAGAAAAGATGACAACGATATTCCCTTCTGATGGCTAACAAAGTCACACCTACCCAGAGAAGTCTTGCGTACCTACGGGAGCAAGGATACTTAGTCGCAATTGTTGAACACTGGAATCCGTTTGCCAGGATACGACAAGACCTCTGGGGATGGTGTGACCTCTTGTGCATTCGCAAGGGGGAAATCCTGGCTGTGCAAGTCACTGCAAGCGCCGTGTCTACCAGGATAAAGAAGATACAGGATTCAGATACCGTGCAGCATGTGCGGGATGCTGGCATCCGTATAGAAGTGCATGGCTGGCGCAAGTCAGCTAAGACCAACAAGTATGTTTTAAGAATTGAGGATATATCGTGACACAGCAACAAATTCAACCATCTCAGAAGTCTCTGGAAAAAGGGCGTAATGCCGTTGAGTACACTCAAAAGTTTCTGAACATGTCTCTCCAAGAAATCTGGAACATTGCATACACCTCTGGCTTTGAGGATGCGATGGAGATTGTGAAAACAGACTCGCAGCCGGGAGCGACTTCAGCGCAAAGCTGAGGGTTAGGCCTCTGCTGGCAGACCAGAGTCATCCCGACAGTCTGCCACCCCTAACCAACAAGGAACACCATGAGCAAAGCACACGTATTTATCGCAACCCCTATGTATGGCGGCATGTGTACCGGGTACTTCACCCAGTCACTGCTGACCGCCGCAGGTGTACTGCGCCAGAATGACATTGACATGAGCTTTAGCTGCATGTTTAACGA